CTAAAACTGAAAACGAGCTGATTGGTGTGCTCGGTGAAATGGCCGTAGACCGTTTTTTAGGTGGCAGTGGAACGGTCGCCCACAACAGTTTCAAAGCTATCGCCGACTGCGGCCACAACATCGACGTCCGAACAACTCAACGTCCCGATGGTCGCCTCATCATAAGACCGACCGATCCAGATGACCGCATCAACGTGCTTGTTGTCATCGACCAGCTCAGTGCTCGATTGGTGGGATGGCTAAAAGGCGCTGAAGCAAAACAAGCACAGTTTTTTTGGGCGGCTAACGGTAAAACCCCAGCATACTTTGTGCGACAAGAAAAGTTGCACCCGATGGAAAAGTTGCAGCGACAATTGCTCACCAGTTATGATGATTACGCAACCAATTTCTAGGGGACATTATGCCGCTCACCAAAAAAGGTCTTAAAATCCGCGAATCCATGCAAAAGTACTACGGCGAGAACAAAGGCGAAGAGGTGTTTTACGCCTCAATAAACAAGGGCAAAATCAAAGGCGTTGAAAAGAAGAAGAAATAGCTTTTGTATGATGGCGGTTCTGCGACACTTGTGTTGTGGAACCAGCCCAAGCGCCCGAACCACAGCCGACACTCCCCCCGCCTCCGCCGATTCCCCTACGGTTTGATAGCAAGTCTGAATACGCCTGTGGCGTACTCCTCGAACGGTACGTTAAAAACTTTGAGCTTCAGATGGGCACTACTCTTCAGGTGCCAGTGGGGTTCGGTAAACTAATCGACTTTCGAGTGCAGGGCGTTTTTATCGAGTACCACCCGACCAACATTCACCATGAGTTTGATAGCCGCTCAGCCCTTCGCAACCTCCTCGATGCCACCCGGCGACTAAAAGAGCATCAGCGCAACCAAATTCTCGATGCGGTGCGGGACGAGCTGCACGAAAAGTATTGCCGCCGCCGCAAGTTTTTACTTACCGCTACCATCGGCAAGGACGCAGAACTTTTAGTGTGCCGCTCCCCAGATGAATTTTACGCTATGGTCATTAAGCGCTTTGGCATAGACTATCCTCAGCTAAAGGAGTTTAGGCGTGAGTTTCACCGTATCATCGACGGGAAAATTTAAGCGACCGTTTCGGCACGGACCAGAGGAACTAGAAATGATCGCGTTCTTCGATTACTGCCGGGCTATGGCTCATCTTGCGCCAGAGTTTGCCCTTGCGTTCCACGTTCCAAACGAATCCAAATCCAGTATCCCCCGCCGCAAAACTCTAAAACGAGCCGGATTAAAAAAGGGCGTTCCCGATATTTGTGTGCCAGTGCCCAGGGGTAAATACGCGGCGCTTTACATCGAAATGAAAGTGAAGCCAAACAAGCCTTCACCAGAGCAAATCCAGCTCATAGCAGAACTCAACGCAGTCGGTAACTATGCCGTAGTTTGTTGGTCGGCTGACGAGGCGATTCAAACACTTCTAAACTATATGGCTGGAAAATGCCCCGCACTAGAGACATCCCGATAAGCATGATTGAAGAATTAGACGCTTTCACCAAATCGCCAGAGCATCATTTGTGGGCTAACGTCGTTGAAAGAGCTTTGCAAGATTACGTTCGGTTCTTCGACTGGTACGTTGCCCGTGCACAGCGCAGCACGGCAAAAAGCCCAGACCTCACACGAGCAAGCCTCAAAGGTGTTATGGCTTATGAACTAGAGACGCTAAAATGGTTTTTCTTTAGCTCAGAGCCAGTGCCCTTTAACCTCGCTTGGATATTCGACCATGTGTTTAACGCAGACGAGCGACTACTCGAAACAATTCGCGTGAAGGTCAAGGAAGCTCACTACGCAAACCTACTTGCAAACAAAACACACCCCGGACTCAAGCACTACCTGGAGGCGTACTCAAATGCCGGGGTGCTAGCCGAAATCCGTACGCAACGTCGCACTAAAAAAGTGCGGTGGCGTAGCGGCGTTTTGCACTAAAGTTTCAAAGGCACTTTGGCGACAAGCCGCCCAAGGATTGCGAGAGTTCCACCCACAGCCGCAACAGTAGCGGCGAAATGCGGCGGCAAAAACGGAATCCCAGCCACCTGTTGTGCTGCATCCGACAACGCCGGGAGTAGCGCAATCAGACCGCCCCAAACGGTTTTAGACTTAAAGATGCTTTTCGCTTTTTCAATACCCATAAGGTTCTCCTAACGATAAAATGGTGCTCTAAACGCTGGATGTATCGGCCCGTAGGTCGTCGCCCCAGCTTTTATGTACACCCACCCAGTACCAGCGGTTTCCATCGCCTTCTCAGCGATTTCAAATCCATACAACTTTGACCCGGCACCGAATCCTGAGTAGTAGCGACTGAGGCCACCATCAAACGAACCAGGGCTGCCATACAGCGCCAGTTTTGCAATCTCCTTGCCCTTATTATTGAGCACCAAGACCACAGGCACATCAGCCTTCACGACAAACAATGGCAGATTGTCGCGGCTGTTGTTGCCCTGCATATCCTCTGCAAAGTTTTTCCACAGGTGCGGCGCTTTTAGCGGCTTCGTTGGAATCGTGAATTGCTTTTTGGGTGCGGTCGTTTTTGGCTCCATTAGCCGCTGCATAGCCCGAATGTAATCGCTACTTGGGGTCGCGGTGCGCTGATTCGGCTTCAAGGTATTGTGGCTTTCGGCGCAGTTGTAGATAGGCGACCAGCAAAACACGATAGATGCTTTCCGGTTATTGTGCATCCAGGTGTCTGCACCAATCTCCTCATCAAAACCACCAGCTTTTGGGCCACCGCCATCGTATGAAACAATCTCGCCAACCTTCGCCTTGGCTTTAGCGCCATGATGCTCGGTAATAACGCCTTTCACGGTCGGCGCTAACCAGGGGTTCTGCACAGGCACACAACTCGGTGCCAACGCCCGAATCACATCAATCCGCTGCTGCACGTCCGTTACGGTAACAGTGCTACGGCCATCATCGCGGTAGCGGTATTCGCAGCTAGGCGACAAATACACTTTTACGTTTGGAAACTCTTTGGCCAACTTTTCCCACCGTGGCGTTGCTTTCTTAAGCACATCAAGCGGCACAATCTTGTGCTCATAAGACCACCACATCTGTACCCGAACGGCGACAATCTTTTTGCTCTTGCACATCGCCCGGACTTTCTCATACGGGTCCCCGAAATTAAGCGGCCAGGTCGAATCAAAACAGCCGATAGCTACGCCACTCGGGAGTGCTGCTAACGTGTCTTTGACGCTCCATTTCGGACATCCGAGCCCCAGAAAATCATGCCCTAAAATCATCGATCACCTCTAGTTGTGCGGTTTGTACACCGCTTAAAAATGTGTGTAACCACCCAAGTCCATCAATGCTTTCACTAATACGGCTATCGCCCAATGTCACGCCGTATTTTGTCGCAACCAATATGCACCCCTCGGTATCTTTAGCCGTGTTGCCCTGGTGAAACAAAATGTTTGACCGGCTTGGAACGTCTTTCACTTCCCATGCCTTGCCAAATCGAGGCGATATCGTGATTCCCATTTCATAAGACCCAGGCGGAATCCGACTCATGTTGCGTTTGTTTTCACGCCACGGTAATTCAAGCGTTACCAGTCTTGGAACGCCATCAAACAACAACACACCCAAAGTCGCATCGTCTCGCTCAACAATGCGGCGGAGAGTTACATTCATGGTGTGGTTTGGAATTGCATATCCTGCCCCGCTCCAAACTTTAGTGGGGTTTTGGTATAGGCGCTTATCAGTAAAAAAATTATCGTCGTTAGCAAAAACAGCCCAGCAACCGCCATGGCAAACATCCGGTTGGCATGACGCTCACCAATTCGCTCAAGCGCATTGGCGATTCTGGCAGTTTCATTCTTAAGCCCACTAATGTTGCTCAAGTGCTCACTGTGCGCTTCAGTGCGGATATCAATTCGCTCAACTCGCTCGTCAATCCGCTCAGCTAGGTTTATTAGATGGCCCATAGGATCGCGTCCATTCTGAATCATGCGCCCTCAAGCTCAACAATACGTGCCTCCAACTGCTGTATCGCCTTCACCAACACCGGAATAATTTGCGAATAATCCATCCCAAGTTTTGTGACGCTGCTATCGTCATTAGGAATCATATCACCCGTGTCAAAAACGGTTTCAGGTAATATAGGCTGTGTTTGCTGCGCTATAAACCCGAGTTTGTTTTTGCCAAGCTCGTCTTTTAGCTCATACTCAACTGGATTTAACGCAAGAATCTCCTGCAACCCATATTTAAACGGCGCTGGATTGATGTTTTTAACTCGCTCATCGGATGTTTGTGTACCAACAACTGTGCCAGTGGCGGTGCCGATGTTTGCATAGGTATTGCTTATCATCAGGTTCCCGGCATTGGAGACCCAAAGATAATTTGTGTTTGCGTCGTCCTCATCTAGACGAACATAGCCGCAGGGATTTGGATTTGCGGTTGGCTTAGTTACGCCGATTTCTGCTGTTCGTGTGTTCCCACCATTCGTGCCCTTTATTTGCACATACGATGAGCCATTGTTTACGATAGCCGTTCCGATGACTTCAACAACCTGATTACCAGCACTACCTTGCGTAATGATGCCACGCGACCCAGCGTTAGTAAGCGCCGTGTTGCCAATACAGACATCGCCATTGGATGTCACTCGCATCCGTTCCACCGGAACCGCTGAAGCATCTGGCGACGTTGCAAACAGGATTGCACCCGGCATGTCATTAGTTGCGCCAGGAGCACCATCAACTTGCACTAGAATTTGCGCAGCGGTCGAAAATGTAGACCCATTGCAGCCGCGAAACTCAAGGGAACCAATGTAGTCTGCATTATTGACGATGACATTGCTGCCAGTCGTCGCGCCACGCGACTTTTGCAATACCAATTTGGCCGCTGTAGCGTTTGCACTGTACTGCGTAGCCGTCCAATCAAGACTTGTGGACTGTACGTTGACTCCTGCTCTAGCTTGACCGTAGGTGCAATAGTCGCTGTCAGCCACAGCATCACTCGCACCAGTGTGTCGGAAGCCACCCATCGGAAGGTTCGCCGTTGGAGTATTCTGCCCACCCTTGTTTAGCGTCTCGTTAATGCCGTTACGGAAGTCGTTATCTTGCGTATCGTGGCGTGTCGCTTCAATGCCAATATTCGCAGCCTGATCGTCTGCCCAACCAGTCGCACCGTTCGCTCGGTTAAATGTTCCACCTGACCACGGCATAAATCACCTATGTATCTTGTAATAATTTTCTGAGTTTAGATTGTAATGTATTTGTCTCTGTTTTTGCTTTTGCTAAAGCGTTTTTCATCTCTTCTAAAAACTCTCGGTGTTGATCTATAATTGCTTTACTTCTACCTGCTTCAAATGCTCGTTGCACACGCTTACTAGCATCATCAACTAATTTTTGCGCCCACGCTTCCTGCTCTTTAGCAGATTTAAGCATTTTGCTGTTATACTTTACCTCGCTTGCACGAACAGCGTTTGAACTTTTTAGTAGTTTTTCAGCTAACTCTGGGTTGAGTCCTGTTTTAGCTATAAACTTTTCAAGTTCTACCGCCTTATTTGTAGCAGCTATTTTGGATGCATCCGATAAAGCGTCAACAATTTTCATTCCTTTACGCAATCTGTTGGCCGCACCAACAAACGGAATGACCCCGGCTGCGTTGATTGCGGCACCGCTATAGTCTCCCGCTAGTGCGGATTCAAATGTATCTTTTGCAGAAATTATTTCCCCTGTGACTGGGGCTATGGATGCTATCGTTTTAGCTACTTTTAGGGCTGTGTCCACATTTGAGCCTTCTTGCGGCTCTGTTGTTTGCTTGGAGAATTGTTCACGCAACCGAAACACTCGTTGAACGTACTTCCTCGTTTCCGTTGGTACGGTTACTTCACTCAATATATCATCCCATGTTACTTGGGAGGCATCTTTCTTTAGCGCCTTTGCTGCTTGTCGCACAGCCTTGCTCACGTTACCAGGGCCCCAGTTGTATGCGGCCAAGGCAAGGGAATCATCGCCAAACTTCGACCGCATTTTTTCGATATACTTCGTACCAGCAGCGATATTCTGCTTGGCATCAAACACATCTTTAACGCGAAGCTCTTTCGCCGTTCCAGGCATCAACTGCATTAGTCCAGCGGCTCCGGCTTTGCTCTTAGCCTTGGGATTACCGCGTGACTCCTGGTAAATCATCGCTTGGATCAATGGCTCTTGTTTGTTGATTTCAGCCGATACGGACGCTGGTGCTTTCGTCCACTTTATACCCTCTAATGTTTCGGCTTTCGGTGGACGTACAGCGGCTTGTGCTTCGGAAGGGCCAACCATATTGCTAAGTGATAAGCCACGGCGTTGTAACTCATTACGAATAGCATCAAGCGTAATACCGCCCTGCATTTGAGCTGTTGGCATTGTTGTCATTGCTGGTTCGGCTTGCGGTTCGGTTTCTAATGTTTGACCAGCTCGAATACTTCGTCCAAGCACGTTGCCAATACCAGTTGGTTGCCCAATGGTCGGCGCAATTTGGGTTAATGTTTCACCAATAATTCGTTTACCTGGTCTTGTTGCTCCGGCTGCTAGTGCAGTACCAAGAACAGCGCCGCCTACTGCACCAAATGGCAATGCTCCAACGCCACCCGCAATAATTGGTGCCATCAACCCGCCCGTTGTGTATTTAAGGCGGTTAACAGCCCCCATCGTGTCGAACGCTTCTTGCAGCGCAATACCACGGTAAATCGGTATTTCAACTGTTTTTAGGTCAGATACTTGACGATTCAAATCACGAACCGAAGGAGCATATTTTTCAATATGCCTTTTGTAGTCGTTGTACAGACTACGATAAACCGGGGCCAAACCCTTCTGATCTAACTTATATCGATCTGCAATTCCCTTTTTCTGCTCCTGCAAAAACCGTAGTTTGCCACGATCCGTGCTTTGAAATTGATTTTGCCGATCTGCAATGTAGTCCGTTACTTCCTTAATCTGATCGCCACTGTATTTGCCGCTTTGTAAAAGTTTGTTCGTCTTGCTTGTATCAACGAATGCAATTTGTTTCTTAGACGCATCAACGGCATCAATTGCTGAATTAACTTTCGCTGTTAATGACGAAAACTCATTTTGTAAAAAAGCACCTAACTCAGCCGGATCGCGTGTTTTGGGCAAAATGTTTTGCTCTAAAAGTCGATTCTGTGCTTGTTTTACTTTAGTGCTTAAAACTTGTTCACTTAGTTCTTCATTTGCGTCAAGTGCAAGGTCTTTAGTAAGCGATTCCAGTTGTTTGTTTTCTGGTGCAAGCCCTGCACGTTTTGCGGATTGGAGATAATCACCGAAACGACTACCCAGTGCGCTTCGTTGAATACCTAAGCCTATCTCTTTGCCCTTTTCACCAACAATTTTTCGCGCTGCTGTTGCGCCACGCAAGACTTGTCCGACCCCAGATTGCAAGGCTACAGCCTTTGCCATCTCACCAGTTTCTAAATCTTCACCAGCGAAATATAATGATGATTCGGCAACATCGCGGCCAAATGTTTTTGCCGCTGTTCCTAATGCGGTCTTTCCTTGAAGTGTTCCGCCAACTAAATATGGGGCTACTTTAGCGGCTGATCCAGTTAGGGCACCAGCGGCTTTTAACGCTAAGTTGCCCCCGGCCAATCCTGATAATAACTCCATGCCGACTGCTGTGCCTGGATATTGCTGCTGCGCCCGTTCCCATGCCGCTTGTTTTTGCGCTTCAATCTCAGAATAGGTCTGATCGCTAAAAAGGCTTTCAATACCTGAAACGGCTTTGCGAGTAAGCGGCCCAAGGGCTAAGGGCGTTATACCACGACCAAAGCCAACTAAACTTGCACCAGCTTGTTCTAAATCGGCAACTTCAGCCTCAGCTTGTCCAATCTGTTGTTGTAACGCGGTGCGACGGTCGATGATAGCCTGTTCTTCGGGCGATACGGCTGGTGTGGCTGCTAGTGCCGCCCTTCGTGCCAACTCGGCTTGAACATCTTGTAACGTAATTGGTGCCATTACCGACCCGATTGTTGCAACTGTGCTGCTAAGGCACGTAGTTGTTCATCCGACATATTTTGCAAATTTACATTGGAAGCCGATGATATATTTGTGGGCATTTGACCCATTTGACGGCCAAAATGTTCTCGCCACGTTTTTGACGTTCTAACAAGATTGCCCTGATTATCAACGAGTGGGTTAGCTGTACGATATTCGTCCCACTTTTGTGCCATTTGAGAAGGCAAGTATCCACGCTGCAATCCATCAGTAATGAATGTAGCGTATTCACGCTGCCGATCCCGTATTGCTTTCATTCGCTCGAGAATCATGCGATTGGCTTCTGGTGTATTCGCGGTTGATGGACCGCTTCGCGTCAAAATGGCCATTTCCTTTTCAGAAATTGGTCCTGGTAACCGAACCGCATCAACAATTTGTGGCCCTAAACTTTCAAGCGACTCACTCGCAGCAACTTTTGCTCTTTGCTCCTCACTAAAAGGTCGTGCCAATTTTGCAGCGGCCATTCGCGCTTCGGGCATCAGACCACCCGTTTCTCCCGCCTTATTCATCGCATCTTCAAGGCTTGGTAGGAGCGTATCAAACGTATTAAGTTTTTCCTGTACCTGCCCTAATTGCGCTTGAAGTCGCGCTCCTTCAGCTTTTTCAAATTGCAAAGCACTTTCGGCGGCGGCATTTGCTCCGGTGCGTGTCGTCGTACCACTAGCCAATTCTTGTGCAATGATGTTGCGACGTTTTTGTTGTAGGGTTTGTGCATTCGGAAACAATGGATCAACATCTGGTCTTTCCGCTGTTTCAACTTCTAAGCCGCCCTCAATTATCGGTTGCCCTGTTTCTGGATCGAATGAAAGTAATGCACCCGGTCGGCCAATAGCTTGTGACTTAGCAACATCAATTTGTGCTTGCTGTTGCAGCGCTGCCAATTTGCTTTGTGCATCCTCTTGCTCTAACGCTCGTCGCGTCATCAAACTCTGCGCCAACGGCAACATCCGACTTGGAAACGCCTCTTGTTGTGTGAGCGTAGCCATCTCCTCCGGCGACTTAGCACCCAACAACGCCGTTAGTTGTGGCAATACGGCTCGGTTCTCAGTTTCAGCTTCACGCTTAGCTTGATAGCCAAGTAGCCCTGCGAGTAATCCTGCACCAGCCACAGACGCAAGGTTGCGGCCCGGAGACGCATAAGGATTCACCAGGCGCGGCGTGGCGGCACCAATAGCCTCAGACAACTGCCCATAGGTTGTGTCATAGGGCGAAGTATTTACGCCCAAAAGCTGTGCAAGAAACGGATTATCGGCCATTAGCTTCTCCGTCCCATGATTGCGTTTGGCAGTTGTCCAGCAAACGCCACACCAGCGTTTTCGAGGAATCCCGGCTGTCGTGGTGGTGCGCCACCGCCGCCCCGCATCATTTCTAATGCAGCCTGGTCAGCCATAGCTTCCTGTTGTAGTTGCCGTTGTTGCTCAAACGATAAGCCCCCACCACCACGCGGCGTAGCGGCTATCTGCTGCAACCGATACTGATTCTCACGGGCTGCTTGTGCCTGTTGGAACTCCTGCGCTTGTCCGAGCCGTGAGGTCTCGCCCATCTGGCCGTAGAACGGCGCATAGGCTTGGAGCATTTGACCAGGCATTTGATACTGCGTTGCTGCTTGATTAAAACCCTGCTGCTGAACAGCTTGAGCCGCTTGATTAGCTTGGAGCATCGCCGCTTGTCGGGCTGTATCCTGTCGCTGCCCTAACTGTTGTTGCAACGAACGATACGCCTCACTGTTCGGGTCTAACCCACGCTCTGCGGCCATCTGGCGAAATTCAGCTTGTTCGCGCTGAAACTGTGGCCCAGTCGTCATTTCAAACTGCTTCATGACATCGCCATAGGCTTGTCCCATCTGCTCTTGAAACGAGCCAGGATTGAACGCACCCTGTTGCTGCATGTAGTCCATGTACTGCTGCATCCCTTGTGACACGCCCTGTTGTGGGGCGGCGTATGGGTCTACTTGAGTATTTGCCGAAGTCTGTTGCTGCCGTCGCGCCTGTTGCATCTCTTTCATGAGAGTGCGGCGCATAGAGCGCGATTGAGCGTCACTCTTACCAGCCAATCCTTGGTATTGCTTTTTAATCTCGGCGTAACTTCTGTTGGTTTGGGTGCCAGTTGTCGGCGATTGCCCCATTGCACCTTTTTTCTTTGCCATATTTATACTTGCCCACCCGGTTCGTATCTAAGTTCAAATCCGAAAAACTCACACTGACTACTGTTCAGTGTGCCGTTAATCTCTAATGCCGCCGCATGGCCCTGCCCACGCACTGAATAGCGGTTAAAAATGTATTCTGTATTCGATGCCCAGGGGGAACCCCACGCCGAACCCCAAGGGGTCGCTACTGCGGCTCCGGTATTGATGGTGTCGCCAGACGCAGTATCTTTGAAATCGGTATCTATCGCTAAGTTGAATGTTAGCCCCTTCTTCGTTTTAAGCAAGGGCCGAATGTCCTTAAACGCCTTGTATGCTTCAGCGGGACCCATGTAGCTAAACGAAGTGCGAAGACAAAAGTTTATATCGAACCCCTTGTCCGTAAACCCAGTTTCACCTTCGTAAATCTTGCCGTTCGTAGCGCCGTAATAGGGCGTGGAACCAGCGACAACAACAGTGATGCTATCGGCTTTTTCAATAAGCTCATAGACGCACCAGGCGCGGCTATCAATGCTGTACACCAGCATCGTTGTTTCAGTTTCGCTGATTGGCACGTTTACAAAAACGCGGCGACCTTGAGGCCAAAACCAACCATGCCACCTAGACGAAAACGACGTTACAACCGCCGCTTGAGTAATGTACGGGTTCACCCTTGCGCTGATGACGCTTACCGCCTGTTCGGGGTCTGCTTGAAACAATGCTGAAATTGGAACGATGCCCTGTTCAGTAATAATCCACACGTCATTGTTCATGCGTAGAAACGCACGATAGCCAAGGGGTTTGCCGATATAAAACTTAGCGACGAGTCCCCAAACATCACTTGCAGGGCTGCTGCCAGAGTAGAAAACAATCTCTCCTTCGCTGCT